TTCCTTTGTAGGTGAACACACGATTTTCAGCATCAATGAATTTGTAAATGTTCACATATCCGAATGCAGAATCATATCCAGTCACCTTCACACAAGTCAAAGTCAATTCGATTCTTTGACCAGCTTCAAAATGATGGTCTTCTTTTTCAAGTGATTTTTGTGCAAGAAATTCAGTGTTCTTTTCAAATTGTTCACAAGAAATGAAACCATTTCGGACACCGATTCTGTTTTCCATTTTTCCAAGATTCATTGAAACTGCAATTTCTTGTGCAATCTTGCAGAAATCTTGACCACCAAAATAATGGTTGCACCAGTCACCACTTTTTTCATCTTGAAGTGGTGAACCTTTTGCAATCCACTTGATGAATTTTGGGTCACAATCTTTCAATTCTTTTCCGTAATTTTTACCGAATCGAACCATCGAATCAGTCCATTTGTAAACTTTCACAATGTCATTCAAGTCACGTGTGTTGTCAAAAACAAGTGATGCATCAACACCGATTCTTTTTGCATATTCATGTGCTTTTTGAAGTGCAACTTCTGAATCAGTTGAAAGATTTTTGACAAATCGTGGTTTCACGTATTGTGAACCATTGATGAAGTCAATCCACAATGTGTGCATCTTGTTCTGTTTTCCTTGTTCAACAAGAATGATTCTTTGTGGGTGTGCTTGTGTTTGTGCTTCCATTTTGTTCTGTTTTTTAGTGTTCTTAAATTAGTCAATCATTTCTTTTGCAATGTTTTCTGCAATTTCTTTGTTCCCATCAAGGTCAATGTTTTTGATGACATACTTCAATGACTTGATGACCATCAACCACGAATTGTTGTCAATCTTCTTGTCATGTGAAATTTCAAACATTTCTTCGAAGTGTTTCACTTGCCAGATTTTAAGTTCAAACCCATTCCAACCGAACAAAGTTTCTTTGAATAAAAAGATTCGGTCATTTGCAAGTGACACAAAAGAAAAAACATCTTTTTTCAAATATGCAAAACAAACACGTTCAAAGTGTTCTGCAAATTTGATGTTGTTTTTCAATGTAACTAATTGATTTTGAAGGTCTTGTGTTGTTTTCATGATGTTCTGTTTTTTAATGTTCATGTGCAAATATACATCTTTTTTCTTTTCTGCAACACCTGAACGAAAAAAAACCAGAAAAATTTTTCGAATAAAAAAAACCGACATGGTTTCTGTCGGTTCACAATTCAATCAAAAATTTGTCACCATTCCTTCAAAAGAATGTAAGTCACAGATTTTTGTGGTTTCATCATTGCAATGATTTTCAAATAGTCTTTCATGTTGTTGCACACTTGACAACCAAGTGACCATGCACCGATGATTTCTTTCACTTCTGTTGATGCAAGATTGTATGTGTTTGAATGGAAATTGATTCCACACATCACTGGAATTGAAACACCTTCTTCAACCTTCTGGTCTTTGTCACCATCACGTGAAATCAAGAATGGTTTCACTTGTCGAAGTGCTTCAATTTTGCCACGATGAAGACCGAATTTCCAAACGTCATAATAAATTTCATTTGTTTTCAAAACTGCAACACCATGTGGATTGTATGTGTCATATTTCATCAGACCATTCACACCAGCATTTGTTGTTCCAGATGTCACCATCAAGAATTTTTGAAGTGTTTTGTCTTTTGTCAATGCTGAACCAGTGTTTTCGAAAATATAGAATTTGTCATCAAACGTGTTGAATGCATCTTCAAGTGATTGCATTCCGACAATATATTTTCCAGATGGAAAACCTTTGAATGATGGAAGTGATGCAATTTTGTTCAAGATTTCTGCATCGGAAAACTTTCTGATGTTGGTGTTCATTTTTTATCTTTTTTGATTTTTCTGTAAATTAATGCAACAATTGAAAAAATGAAGACAGAAAGTGCAACCCACTTTTTTTCTGAATCTGTCTTGATTTCTTTCTTCACCACAATTTTTGTTCCTTCAATGATGATTGAATCTTGAATCACAAGATGTTCATCAACTTGTGTCACCTTGTGTTTGAACGTGGTGTCACCAGATTTTTGTTCAGATTCAAGAACAACAACTGAATCTTGTTTTTCATTGATTTCGTGGTTGATTGAATAGTCATTTGCAAATGCTGGTGACAACATCAATGTCACTACAATACACATCAAAATGTCATTTTTCTTCTTCATGGTTTTCTGCTTTTTTTGAATTGAATTTTGACCGAATCCAGTCAAGTAAAATTGAATAAATGTCATTCACAAAATCATCAAGTTTTTCAGTGATTTCGTTTGCAATCCAACCAACACAAAATGAAATCAGAATGATGACTTTCTGTGAAACATTTTGAAAGAAGATTTCAATCACACCAGTGACAGAATATGTCAAAACACCAGCAATCATCATTCCGATGATAATTGTTGACCACGAAAATTTTTTCTTGATTCCTTTCAAAAATGCACCCACAACACCGATTGCAATTGCAAACAAATCAAACCAGTTTTCAATCATTTTCATCTTTCTTCTTTTTTAGTAATATGTTCTTTTATTCTTGAATTTGTCACCGACTTTGCAAGTCAAAACTGCATATCTTGTCAATTTTGGATATTCCAGTTCTGGTGACTTTTCGACAATCACTGGAAGGTCATTGAACCGATATGAATGATTGTGTGCATTGTAGTCTGAAATGAACAATTCATTTTCTGACAACAAATATAGTTCAATCAAAGGTCTTGTGAAACATTCAAGAACGGGGTCTGTTGTGATTTCATATTCATTCAAATTTTCACGAATCACAGACTTCATTTGTCGGTCTGAATAAATTATGTTGTCAATTTCTGCATTCGGTTGTCGATTTCCAATGAAACCAAAAAATCTGAATGTTGATTCAACATTTGAATCAGTGAAATTGATTCCTTCGTTTTCAAGAATCGTGTTGAATTTTGCACGAACCCTTGCAGTCTTTAATGCATTTTGAATTGTGAAAGGTTGCAATTTGTATTGACCCCACGTGAATTCTGCAATGATTCCTGAAATGTTGTATTTGACAATCAAATTGAAACAACCAGCACCATCATCATTCAGGACATCAGACCATTTGATTGTGCAAAAGAATGCATCTGGTTCATTCACGAATGGTTGTGGTGAAGGTTGATAATTTGCAAGACTTCCATTTCCTTTTTGAAGTTCAAAAACAACTGAATCAGAAGGGTCTGACAATTTCAACCATGCACTTGTGACATCATTTTGAAATGATTTTCCAGAATTGTCTGCAAGAACCAGATATTCACATTCACAACACCCACGAAGACCACGATTTTGTTCAACAAATACTTCTGGAAGTTTTATTGATTTGTATTCACGAAAGATTCTTTCTTCATTTCCACACGTTTCACAATCAACTTTTGTTGTTGTCAATCCAGTGGTTGAATAAATAGAAAGTGCAGACCATTTGTCACCAAGTGGACACGTTGAATTGTATGGAAGAACTGCAATTGTTTGAAATGTGTCAACATTTGCAATTTCCCATCTGAATTCTGCTGGATTCCACCCCAAAATGAAAGAATAAGTGACACCACCAATTTCTGCATCAAATTCATAAACATTCCGACCATATTGTGAACCAGTTGATTGAATTTCAAAATTCCAAAAAATGTCTGATTCTGGATTTGTCCACACAAGTAAAATTCCACAATCACAAGAATCTTCAATTGTTGCATCTTCTGTTTTCAAATACAACAATTTCGGTGTTGCAAGAATCCATTCACCTTCTGGACAATCAGAAGTGGAATTCAGAAATGCTTCTGGTGAAGATGTTCCAAGTGTGTTATTCAACACCCATTGATTCAAAGTGGTGTCAAAATAGATGTAAACATTTCCAACTGGTGAAGAACCTTCTGTCAAGTCAAAATTCCAGTAGTCTTTTCCATTGAAAACACCATCTGGATTTTCTGTGATGGTGAAAAGAACAACATCATCTTGTGGTTGATATGTGATTGTAAGTTGACACATAATTCATCAAATGTTTGTCGGTTTTTGATATTTAGTTTGAATCAGAATTCCAGTTCCATCAACAAAAGAAACACTTTGACCACTATTGTTGAAAAATGAAAAATAAAAACCACCAGTGACAAAAGGGTCATTTGCGTTTGCAGTGTATGAAATAAACACGTGTTGTTGTCCAGTGTAGTCACCATTTCTTTCAATTGTAATCGGTGAACCGATGATTGAATCATCAGACCATCTTCGAAGTGACAATTGATAAAAATTGTTTGAACCGACTGCAATGTTAAAATTCACACGAATTTCATGTTGCAATCTTTGTCCATTGTAGGCAGTGTTCAAATAAGGAATCACAATATGGTCTGCAATTGCAGTGTTCAAAGTTCCAGAAAGATTTCCAGTCAATGTTGTGATTGTTATTGTGTTCAATGTCGCATTTGTTCCACCAAATTTCAACACACCAGTTTGTGCAAACACTTGAACACCAAGTGCAAGAAGTGTTGATTGATGTGCAGTCACAAAATCAGTTGCAGTTTGTGTCAATGTAGTGTTGAAAGTTGCAAGATATGGAACACCATTGATGATGATGTTTGCAGTTCCATTTGTCCCAGTCAAAGTCAAAAGTCTTCCATAGGAAATTGAATATTCATCATAAGAAGTTGTTCCATTCAAAACTTTGTCGGTGTCTGTGAAAAAAGAAACACCATTTGCAGTTTGTCCAGTTGCAAGACTGACTGGTGCTGGAAGACTTTTTGACCATTGTGTTGAACTGAAATTTTTAAACGAAGCAAGATTCATCGGTTGAAATGAAGTATTTCCAAGACCATCAGTGGTCAATATGTCACCAGAATTTGAACCATCAACATCTGGCAAATTGTATTCTTCATTGATTCGAATTTTTCCATTTTTCAAAACTGAAATTTTATCAAGACCAACACCGACACCCCCTTTTTTTCTTATTTTGAACAATGCACCACCAGTCAAGACATTTGCTTCTTCAATGTCAAACCACACACCATTTTGTGTGTCAATTCCATTTGCAGATGTTTGAAAAATAAAACCATTGTGGTCAAGAAACCACAAGTTGAAAAATGCACCTGAAACAATTCTGTCTGACAACAATGCACCATTTGAATTGTAAAGGTTGACTGCTGATGGAAGTGGTGTGAATACTATATTTCCAGAACCATCAGTGACCATGACTTCACCAGCATTTCCATCTGTCAATGGGAATGTGTATTCTTGATTAAATGTGATTGAACCATCTTGATTCACACCGAATCTTCTTGTTCCATCTGATGAATCAATAATTGTGAAAAGTCTTCCAGATGGATTGACATTGAATTCAACACCATTTGCACCGAATGGTGCTGGATTGACATTGATTGTGAACTTTCGAAGATTGTCAAACAAAAGTGAATTCAAATCTGCATCAAGAATTCTGTCACCAGTCAACACACCATCTGATGTGTAAATGTTTGAAATCAATGCTTTCAACACTGAACCTTTGACTTTTGCAGTCTTATATGTTGAATCAGATGTGTCAAACCAGTCAATGTCAAAATAGTCATCATCACCGATGACAAATCTTTCAATTGCATATCCATTTATATTTTGTGAACTCATATTTTTATTTTTTAGGGTGCTTTTAATTTTCCAAGACCATCAGTGGTCAATTTTATTGTTCCATCTGTTTTCAATTTGAATGCAGATGGTTCAAGTGAACAACCTTTGATTTTTGATGTAAATTTCACACCATTCGAAAGATTGATTTTTTGTGGGTCAAAATAGCATTCAAGTTTTGCAATTGTCGGTGAAGGAAATGTCAATGAACAAAGTGAACTTGAAAGTGGTGAAAGTGGATTCAATGAATTGAAATCAGTTGGAACAATTGAAGACAAAATGAATCGTGGTGAACTTTCTTTCGGTTCACAAGTTATCATTCCCCACACTTCATCAGTTTTCCAGATATTTCCATCAATCAATTCATGTGTTCCCACCACACGCATCAAAAGACCTTCTGTGACAACACCGACATTTTGATTTGTTGAATCAATGAACAATTCAATGTTTGATTTGATGTCACGATTTGCATCGTAATCTTTCAAGGTCAAATCATCATTGTGAAGATATGACAAACCATCAATTGTCAGTTGCAAATGAATTCGAATTGTCCAGTCACCAGTGTTGTCATATGGAAACCAGTCTTTTGTTTGTTCATCTGGATAGAAATCTGCATTTGCATTCGGTTGTGTCAACCAGTATTCCCACCGATGTAAAAAAGGAAAATACAACTTGACACCATATTCACCAGAAACATCAATTGATGAATCAAGAACAAGAAGTGCAGTTCTTTTTTGTGATGTGTTTGGAAGTGTTGAAATCACGTTTTGTGACATATTCAACACAAATTTTCCTGAAACAAATGGAATTGATGAAATGTCAAAAGTCACTTGTTGCAATGTGAATTTTTGTTCATTGTCAACATTGAATGCTTCAATTCTTGCAATCAGTGTTTCAACTTTGTCATTTCCTTCTGGAAGTCTGAATTTTCCAATATATGCAAGGTCATCTTCAATGTCTGCAACATATCCAGAAACAAGACCAGTTTTGTCTGTGACATTTTCTGAATGGTCACAATAATCATTGACAATCATGTCAATTGCACCAGCAATCACTGGAATTTCTTCAAGTTGATTGTCAAAAACCAAGTGGTTCACATTTCCCCACTTGAACCACAAAACAAATCTTCTGTCAAGTGGGTCACGTTCAGACATGAAAGTTTCAAATGCTGAATTCGGTTTGATTTTTATGTCAATTGTTCTTGTTGTTCCAACTGATGAATTTGCAAGAATTTCAAGTGTATATCCAGCACCAGATAGATTCAAAGGTGAATTGACTGGTGTTGTGACTGGAAGACTGATTGTTTCAATTGTCATTCCAAGTTCTGACTGACTTTGTGATTTGTTTTTGAAATATGTGTCATCATTTGAAACATAAGATGAACCGATTCCGAAAAATGTGTTTGCAGAATCAATGATGATTTGTGCAGTTGTTGGTTGATTGAATGCAATTGCATTAATTCCTTGCACAAGTGTTGAATTTGCAAATCCATTGTTGAATGGTTCATTGAATGCACCAGTGTCAGCATCATCATTGAAAATCAATTCGTAATTGTCAAAAGGTTCACCGACAAATCTTTGAAATTTCATCTTTGAATATAGTTTCAAACAAGATGAAAAATCAAACACTGACTGGTCATAAATTCCACCGACAATCATTCGAAATTCGATGTCATAATAAATTGCATTTGATGAACTTGAAGGAACACCAGTGACAATTTGTGTGACATCTGTGATGTATGTTTCAACATTCCATTGACCAGATTTCAGACCGATTTGTGTCATCTGAACTTGTGAAGTTGAAAGTGTTGTCAAATCAATTTGAAAACGTGTTTGTTCACCATCAATCAAACTGAATTCAGAACCTTGTGTTCCATTTTTCACTTGATTAAAATCAAGAATCAATCCTTCACGTTTTTGACCATATGTCACATTCAATGAAGTGATTGTCATGAATTCATTGTTTGATGCAGTGAACCAGAATGGAATCGAATTGACATCAATTGTGTTTGATGTGACAAAAGTCACTTGTGTGACCCATGTTTGCAAAACTGAACCACCGAAAGAATAAATGTTGAAACGAACAAAGTCACCAGAACGAAAACCTTCTTCAAGGAAATCGAATCCAGTTCCATTGTTTGTGATTATGTTTTCAGATGCATCAAGTGAAAATTGAACACCACTTTGATTTGATTTCACTTGAATATATGACTTCACACGAAGTGTTGAAATAATATAGTCACCACAATTTGCTTGAAGAAACGTGGTGTCATTTCCGAAAATATCGGTGAAAGTTTTATTTTGAACCTGAACTGACATATTTTCTTGAAATTTGAAGTGCTTCTTCTGTTTGTCCTTTCTTGATGCAGTCAATCATTTGTCTTGCATCTTTCACAATTTCTTGTTCTTTTCCACCTTCCATTTTTGGAATCATGTCAAATGCAAGTTTTGATGAATCAAGAAGTGGTTTCATTGATTCTTGAACATTCTGCAAAACTTTCAAAGTTTCATTCAGATGATTCAGTTGTTTTTTATTCATCATTCATCAATTCTTATTGTTGTCACTTTTCCGTTTGACCATTGTTGTCTTTGTTTGTAGGTTATTTTGCAAAAGTTCTTTTCATCAATCCAGTCACACTTCAAAATTTCCGACAAAACACCATCAATTTCAGCGAAATTGTTGTCTTGCAAAGATACGAAATTCGAACCAGTCAATCGAATTCTGACATCATTTTTCACAATGTAGTCATTCAACTGAATCTGGTTGATGTAGTGAAACCGATTCCACAATGAAAATGCAGAAACTTTGTCAAGATAGTTTGAAGGTTGTTTTCCATTGACACACCACAAGATTTTTGTGGTTGAAAAGAATTGTTGTGATATTTGAAGACAATCTTTTCTGTCTGTGATTTGTTGTGCAAAGTTAGTTCCACCACCAAAAACACCAGTGACAGAATCAATGACTTCTGCAACTGATTTCCCCAAAATTTCAAACCAGTCAAGTTCACCTTTTCTTGCACCAAGTGAAAAAGGAATTTGCACTGATTGAAGACCTTTGATTGAAACAAGGTCTGCATTCACAACATTCAATGGTTCAGTTGAAAATTCTGCAAATGAATTGTCATATACTTTTCCATCAATGGAATGAAAATCTGTGAAGTCTGCTTGATATTTGATGAAATATCTTTTCCAAGAATCTTCAACATTGTATTCGAATGCATCATCACGTTCTGATTGAAGTGAAAGTGCTGGTGTCAACTGCAAGGTTGTTTGATTTTCCCACCAGTCACGTCTTTCAATTCTGACAACACCATTGTTCACTTTTGTTTGTGCATTGAACATCAATTCAACTGCTTGAATCAATTCACCAAGTGTTTGAACTGAATCAGATGTTGATGGTGTTCCTTTCGTGAATGCATTGTTCAAAAATGCTGGTTCATATCCAAAAATTGACATTCTGTCTTTGACAAGTGGAACTGGAAGAATTGTCCATTGTGGTTCTGAATCAAAAAGTGTTGATTGAAAAGTGAAACCAAGATGTTGACAACCTTTTGTCAATAATTCTTTGACTTTGCAACCTTTGAATTTCCTTTTCGGTGGAAATAACAACTGCAAAAGTTTTGTTGCAAGGTCAATGACCACAGAAAGAATTGCAAGAAAATAAATGAATCTTGCAGTTGCTTTGATTGAAAGTGCAATCACGTCACCAGTGTCAACTGATGGTGGAACACTTAAATTCAACGTAATTGCTTGAACAAGTTCAGCAGTTGATTGTGCAAGTTCTTTTGATGCTTCTGCAAGTTCTTTTCCCATGATGAACAATGTGATTGACAACGACACTGCTTGTGCATATCGGTCAGGTGGAATCACAAAATAGTCAATCATTTCAAAATTGAATTGAACATTTTTTGACAACATCAAATCGAAAGTTGTTCCATTTGCTTTGTCAAAGAAGTCATCTTGACCTTTTCTTTTTTTCAATTTGACTTCGATGTCATAAAGTCTTTGAATCACACCATCAGTCAAATCAACATACATTTCAAGTGTCACACCTGAATCAAGTTGCACTTCATAGGGAATTCCTTCAAAGATTCCTTGTGTCTGAATATGTTGTTTCACGATGTCAAATGCTTCACGTGGCAAAACAACCGAATCAGTTGACAATTTCAAGACATCTGGATTTTCAGAAAAATCAGAAACAATTCCGATTTCACTTCGATTTCGTGGTGAAATTTCCACACCATTCAAAAAATGTTTCATCTTTTCACTTTGTATTTGTTGAAGATTGTTGTGTTCCCTTTTTTTGTTTTTTCAATCATTTCAAAGAACGTTTGTGTGATTTGACCGATTTCAAAATGATGTTCAGGTTTGTTTTCAATCACACTTGTCAAGTTGTCAAGTTTTTGAACCAGAATTGCAGTGTCCATTGCAGAACCGATTTGTGAATCATTTCTGGTGAACACCTTCATGTTCTGATATTCAACTGCAAGTTTTGTCAATTGTTCATTTGAAAGATTTCCGATTTGCTGGTTCAATGATTTCGGAATCACACGTTCATTCGGGTGCAGAACTGCATGAAATCCACCACGACCATCAACACCACGACCATTTGAACCAGTGTCTTCTGTTCCATCAAAGAATGCTGGAATCGAATTGATGAATTGTGTCAACAATGTGATGTCTTTGATGGTGTCTGCAAGTGGTGTTTCTGAACCATTTTCAACTTTTTGTGAATACGTTGTCAAAGCAGTTTCAACCAGTTTGATTTTTTCTTGTTTCTTTTGTTCTTGAAGTTTCTTTTTGTTTGCTTCATCAATGATTTTCTGGTTTTCTGCAAGTGATTCTTTTGCACTGATGTTCCCATTCTTTGCAAGTTCTTCAAGTGCAGTTTGATTTTCTTCTGCTTTTGCAATTTCCTTGTCAAGTTGTGCAATTTTTTCTTCTGATTTTTTGATGAAATAGTCAGCAGATGCTTTGATGATTTCTTGAATTGCTTGTTGTCGCTTCTTCATGTCTTCAATTTCATCATCAGTCATCTTCTTGTTCATTTCACGTTTTTTGTTGTTTGTATTTTCAAAATCATTCAACAATTTTTCATTTTCAGTCTTCTTTTCATCAGTGATTTTTTCATCAATCTTGATGACATCATCAGCATAAGTTTCATCAATTTTGATTTTCTTGATTCGAAGGTCATCTTGCATTTGTGCAATTTCAACATCAAGTTCTTTTTGTCTTTGTGTGTAACTTGCTTCAATTTTGTCTTTGTCTTTTTGTGTGATTCCTTCTTGTGCAAGAAGTTTGATTTTTTCATCAAGAAGTTTGTTTTGTTCTTCAAGAATTTTGTTTTCAACTTCGATTGAAAGTGTTTGTTTTTCAAATTCTGCACGTTGTTTCAAATTTAATTTTTCCAGATTTGCACGTTCCTGAATTTTTCGATTCAATGAAGTATTTGAAGAAATCAATTTTTCCAGATTTGCTTGATGCACTTTGTCTTCATCAATCAATTCACCTTCTGCATTTTGTGTTGGTGTTGCAAGTTGAACACCCAAAACAATTCCAGAACCTTCTTCAATCTTTTTTTGTGCATTTTCAATGATTGTTTCAATGTCATCATTGATTTTCTTTATCTGTCTGTCCTGATTAATCATTTCAAGGTCTTGAAGAAGTTGTCTTGATTCTTGCAAATAGTCATTGACTGCACCAAGTTCTGTTTTGAATTCTTTGACACTTCCAGTTGCAGTGTTGACCGAACCAGAATAACCACCAGTTGATGTTGTTGCTTGTTTTGATTTGTAACTATATTTTCCAAGTGCATCTGCATTTGACATCGTGTTTTTTGTCAAATCTTCAAGGTCTTTGTTGATTTTTCTGCTTTGACCAGCAAGTTCTTCAAGTTCAAGTGCAGTTTTTCCGAAAATACCCCCTTTTCCAAGTGCATTCATTGTTTTCGAATCAACAACAAGTGAAAAATCACCAGCAATCAAATTTTTTCTTGTGTCTTCTGAAACACCGATTTTTTTGATTCTTTCGTTGATTAGTTCTTGTTTTTTCAATAAGTCTGTGAATTTTCCTTCATTTGCTTGTTGTTTGTATTGTAGTCTTTTGTAGTTGATATATTCTTGAACTGCAAGATTCAATTGATTCTGAAAAGCAGTTTCATCAGAAAGATTCTTCAATGTTGTTCCATATTGTGAATTTATTTTGTCAATCAAAGAAAGTCTTTCACGTGAATTTGCATTTGTTCCTTTCAATTGATTAATCAAACCGACAAATTCAGTTGTTTCTTTTGCAACCCATTCTGCACCTTCTTCTGTTTTTCGGTTCATTTCTTCAAGTGCTTCTTTTCGTTTCACTTCTTCTTCACGTGCTTTTTCAGTTGCTTCTGCACTTTGTTCACTTGCACCAAAATAGTCATAAAGTGCAAATGCAAGTTCTGTGACTGCAACTGCAATCAAACCCCAAGGTGTGCCCATCATGGTTGTTTTCAATGCTTTTTGTGAAGCATTTGCAGAATTTGTTGCAAGTGTCATTGTTTGTGTTGCACGTGCAGTTTGAAGTTGTGCAAGTCTGTATGCACGTGTGAATGGAATGTTTTGCATGATTGATTTTCCGATTCCATTGAAACCAAGTTCTGCAAGTTTGTTGTATGTGTTGACCATCATGATGGTTGCTTTGTAAACCAACCACATTCTAACTGCTTGACCACCAAGATTGATAATTGTTCCAAGATTTTGTGCAAGAAAATCAAGAATTGCACCGAATGTTCCAGTCACATGACCAGATGCATCAATTCCAAGAACATATTTGTCAAACGCATTGACAAGTTTGTCAATTTTTGCTTGAAGTGTTTCATTCTTTTTGTTGTATTCATCAGTGATTGAATCTTGTTTTTTCAATGATTCAGTTGCAAGATTTGTTCTTTTTGTTAACAAGTCAGTATTTGTTGATAATTTCAAAAGAACTTCACTTGCACCAGCACCATCAAGTTTCAATCCATCAAGTGCAGTTGCAAGACCAACTGCGTCACCTTTGAATTGTTTTGTTCCTTCGACAACTTTCATGAATGCACCCATCAAGTCAGTGTTGACAAGATTTGCAAATTCTTGTGTGTTCATTCCAGCAATCTTTGAAAAACCTTCTGTGTCTTCTGCCATTTTTTTCAAGATTCCACTGACTGCCGTTCCACCACGTTCAGCAGTGACATTCAATTCTTGAAGTGTTGCAGAAAGACCCAAAACTTGACCAGTTGACAAACCAAGTGGAATTCCCACACCACCGATTCGACCAGCAAAATCAGAAATTACGGGTGAAGTTGCAGAACCTTGTGCACCAAGTTCATTCAATGCATTTCCGATGTTCAACAAATCTTGTGAAACATTTTGTGATTTGATGTCAGAAAATACATTTCGAAGACCACCGATGACAGAAGTGATTTCATCTGCACCACCAGTGAATTCGTCACCAAGTGCAACATTCAATTTGTTCACAGAATCAGTGAAACCAACAATGTCTTTTTTTCCGATTCCAAGTTGACCACCAATGACTGCAATTCTTTGAAGTTCTTGAACACTTGTTCTGGTGTCAATCTTCAAAAGTTCTTGTGAAAGTGCTTTTGCTTCTTTTGTTGACACATCAAGTGTCTTTGACATATTTGCATTTTCTTCATCAAATGATTTCAATGTGTTTGTTGCCTTTGTGACAACTGCACCGATTCCGAATGCAAGACCAACATTTGCAAGACCATTTTGAAGTGTTTGCAATGCACCAACATAGTTCCCAACATTTCGAAAATTGTCACCGACATTTGCATCAATTTGCTTCAATCGTGCATCGTATTTTTGTGCTTCGGCAGTCACAATTTTGTATTGATTTGCAAGTCTTTGATATTGTGCAGTGTTTTGTTTTCCTTCTTCTTCAAGTTTGTTCATTTCAGATGCAAGGTCTTTCGATGCATTTTTCAAGTCACGTGTTGCCTTGACAAGTTGATTGTATGCACTTGCTTCTTTTTGTGCTTGTTGTGATGCACGTTCTTCTGCTTTTTGTTTTCGTTCTTCTGCACGTTGTTGTTGTTCAGACAACTTGATTCTTTCACGTTGTGTTTTCAGTTTTTGTTGTTCTGCTTTTTCATTTTCTTGAAGTGCTTTTCCACCTTCACGAAGTCTTTTCTGATATTCTTGTTCAAGTTTTTCAAGTTGTTGTGTGACCTTGACTTGATTCGCTTCTGCTTGTTTTTTCAGGTTTTCAATCTTGATTGCTTCAATCAACAACTTGTTTGACTTTTCTTGTGCTTTGTTCAATTCATTGATTGACTTTGAAGAATCCATTTTGTTTTTTCCAAGTGCATCATTCAATGCTTGTGCAACTTTCACAGATGATTGATGCATCTGGTCAAGTTTTTGAATTGATTGTTCTGCACTTTCACGAAGTTTTTTGAAGATGTCAACTTCTTTGAACAAGTCTTCGATTCCTATTTTTTTCATTTTTTTCTGTTGTTTATTGAACTTTCAATCTTCATTGCACGTTCATATTCTTTCAATATATTGAACCATTCACGTGTTGTGATATTCTTCGAATTGACCCATTGATTCAACCATTTTGACACATGGACAAGTGCTTGTTCAATTGACATTCCTGAATTTGCATTGTTGACCATTGACTTCAATTTCTGAATCTGCATTTCAATTTGTGTCAACTTGAATCTGTCAAGTGTGATGACAAAGTCAAGTTGCAGTTTTGTTTGTTTTTTTATTGCTTCCAGCATCTTTTTGTGTTTGTCTGTCAATCCAAATTCATTCAAATAAGAATCGTAAATTTCAGACCACACTTGATTGTCTTCAATTTCATTTCCATTCTTCAAATCTTTTCTGACATATTTCAAATTCCCTTCTGTGCATCGAATCCAGTTGAACAATGGAAGTTCATCAATGTCAAGAAAATATCTTTTCGACTTCAATGATGAATCTTCTTGAAACTTCGTTTGCAAGTTTTTGTTTGTTTTCATCAGTAAGTCCGACAATACCTTCACCATATTCATAAAAAAGATTTGTTTTTTCACCATTTTCATCAATTTTGATAGGGTCTGCATCAATCACAATTGAATCAGACAACACAACCACAAACATTGACCGATAAAATTCACCAGTGTCAAAAAGTGTGTAATGTGAACCAGCAATTTTTTCTGGATTGATTGATTCAGTGAATTCAGAATATGTTCCAATGATGTCACCATCTTCATCAATTCCTTTTTCAAACAACTGGTCTTGTCGAATCCAGTCAAGAACCATTTTCTTCAAATTCTGGTCACGAAAAACTTCAAACCAGATTGATTTTGAACTGATTGTTCTTGCACGATTCAATAATTTTCCAAGTTCTGTTTTCATCAAATCCATATTGCAAATTTACGAAAAAAAAAGAAGGGTGTTGAATACACAACACCCCACTTTCGTTCATAGTTTGACATGAATCAATTTGAATCTGATGGTGCTTCTGGTGAAGTTTCAGATGTTTTCGCTTCTGCAAGTGGTTCTTTCACAACATTGTCAACTGGAACACGTGTTTCTGAAAATTTACTTTTCCAGATTGCAAGTGCTTTTTCAAATGCTTTGATTTTCGACTTGTTTTTTCCACACAATTTGTCAATGAACTTTTGTGCATCTGTCTTGTTCAAAGACTGCAAATAGTTTGCATTTACACTTGTGTTGATGAAACGAATTTCATTTGCTTCTTGAAACAACCACACAATTCTTTTTTTGGGAATTTGTTCTTCACCATAAACTTTCAATGCTTCTTGAATTGACTTGAATTCACGCATTGTTTTTTCATTGAATGGTCTTTTTTCCATGTTCTTCAAATTAAGATGCAGTAAATGTCACAGAACCAGTGAAACCAGCTTTCACAACTGAAATGGTGTATATTTCACCAGTCACAAATGCAAATGCAAGTGTGTAATTTCCAGCAGTGTTTTCTGTCACAGAACCGATTGTTTCAACACCATTTGTCACAGATGACAATTCAAAATCTGAAATTGTTGCACCTTGAAATTTAATAGGATTGTAAGCAGTTCCATAATCAAGTGATGCATCAAATGTGATGTCAGTGTTCAATGTTTCTGCACCAAGAACAAGATTCACATCAACAAGACCTTCAAGTTCATTGAAGTTCAATCCAGCTTCTTGTGGTGTTATCATATACATTGTTCCTTCATCAAACAATCTGTCAAAATCAAATGCAACCATGATTTTTGAAGTTGTTGAATCAGTTGCAAACATATAACGTGGGTCAAACGAAGGATTGTCAACTGGTATTGGATACAAGAAACCATTCACTTTTGAACCGACAAGATTTCCATTCACATCAACAATATAAACACCAAAATCAACACATCTGTTGTTTTGAAGTTTTGACAACAATGTCGGTGAAGAATCTTCTTGCCACAATTCACCAGCAAAAGAACGCTTTCCTTGTCGAAGGAACACCATTCTTCCTGAATTTGCTTCTTCAAATTGTGAATCTGCTTTTGCAAGTTCAACATTTTCAAAGTTTGGAAGTGGAAACCATCTTTTCGATGCATCAACTTCATTCACCAAATCATTCCACACTGGAATGGGTGCAGACAAATCAATTCCGTTCAATGTTCCATCAGTTGCCTTCAAAGGAACAAGAATCAATTTTGATGTGACCGACTGAATCGGAACACAATTCGGTCTTCCAGTATTTGAAAGACCACTTTCACAATTACAACCAAGTGCCATTTTTTTCTTTTTTTTTAATTTAACAATTTAAACAATTTTCTTTGAATCGTGTCAAGGTCAAACGAAGTTCAACACCAGACAAATTTGCATCAAGAATGTTTTCAAGAACACCTTCACGTGTTTCAACACCGAATCTGGAAAATGTCAACACTTCAAAATCATCAATTCTTTTGTAATTCCGATTTTTTTTCAACACTTGCATAAATTCTTCAACAAGTGCATTCATCGGTTTCACAACCTGAATTCGATGGTCTTTTGTGTAAAATTGTCGAATGTTCGTTTCATCAAGAAAGAAGATTCGAATTTCGCTTTCATAATCAAGTGCAGAATCACGACCAAAAGAACGAAATCTGATTGAATCAAGAAACCACACCAGTGGTGTTTTTTCCAGAAGAAAATTCGTGTTCTTTGTCCATTCTGAATTTGTTGACTTTCGTGTTCCAGTGATGAAGAATGGTTCATCAATTGTGATGATTCCTTCAAGACTGGTTGTGTTCAGTGGGTCAACTGGTTCAACTTTCAACCATGCATCAACTTCAAGGTCTGTGACAACATATTCATTTCCAGATTCATCAAAGACTTTTTTTCCTATTCGAACCCATTTTGTGTGACACACATCAGTTCTGTCTTCAACAATGTTGAATGTTCCAGTGATGGTGTTGTCAATCTGTGACACCAGTTGTTCGATATGTTCTGAAATGTCTTCTTTCATATCCAGTAGTTGAATAACTTTTGAACACCCTTGAATTTTGTGAAGTCACCGATTCCGACATAAGTGATTTTCATCAAACAATCATTGTTCCCACCATTGACAATGAACAAGTCATTGACTTGATAATTTGAACCAGATTGATTGATTGTGAATTCAGTGACAGAACCATCAGTGACACTTGTCAATGTGATTGTTGCATCAAGATTTCCAGAATCAATTGTCAACACTTCACCACCGACATAATTTTGACCAGCAGAACCAGTTTCAACTTCACACGTCAAAACTTCACCAGTCAATGCATCGGTTGTGATGTTTACAATCAAACCAGTTCCAGAAACAGAACCAGTTGTTGTGAAACTTCCATCAACATAACCAGTTCCAGATGCAGAAAGAAAGAACCCATCAACACCACCGATTTCATTTGCAACAATGTCAAGTGTCAATCCAGTTCCATCAGAAGATGGTTCAGTGATTGATGTCACTTGCAAGAATGCATCGAAATTTCCAGCATCAATTGACACAATTTCGTTCACATAATATCCAGAACCAGCATCAACAATCGTGAAAGACAGAATTCCACCAGCACCATCATCAACAATGTCAAGTGTCAATCCACTTCCAAAAACACCAGTTGTTGTCACACCACTTGCAGTTGAATATCCAGAACCGATTGCATTCAAATTCAATGTTTCTGGAACACCAGAAAGATTTGTTTGAACATCAGTTGCAGTTGAATATCCAGAACCACCAGTTCCAAGTGACATCGTGAATTCAAAATCTGCTGAAATGACTTGACCATTTGTGGTGTTTGTCTGATTCAGAAGAATGAATTCCTGAATTGCTTTGTATGTCTTGACTGCTTCATTGTAACGTGCATACATCATCGAATTCAAAGTTGACACAAGTGTCGAATTTTCTGATTTCTGCTTGACATTTCCGAATGGTGTCATCTGGTTCATCAAGTCTTTTGCATACTCAAAATAAATGAAACCTTTCAACATTTCCTTGATTCCTTCTGAAATCAGAAGTCTGTTGAAATACACATTGACTTCAAATGGGTCAAATATCTGAATGAATGTCGGTGACAATGGAATTTTTGTGACTGAATCAATGTCAGACATAAATTCAGCATACAAATCTGCACCAAGCAGTTCAATCAAATATCTTTTTTCATATCGGTCAATGTAGTCTTGCAACTTGTTCTGGTCATACATTCCAGTGTGCAATTCGTATTTTCCAACAAAATCAACGTATGTCAAAAACATGGTTCTTTATTTTTTTAGTTTTCCGATTCCCTTTTTCAAAAAGATTTTCAACAATTCACCAGTGACTTTCAAAATTGTTCCTTTTGGAATGTGCTTTGAACCAGAAGATTCAAATTCATATTCTTTTGCATCATCAATTTCGATGTCAAGACTGGTGTTGTCTTGATTCTTTTCAAAATGAACATCAACACGTTTTGTGTCAACATCAACCTTCACATTTCCTTCTGAATCACGTTTGAATTCAATATCAACATTTTTCGTGTCAATCTTGATGTCAATCGGTTTTTTCGGTTTTTTCGGTTTCTTGTCCATCTTGTGCTTTTTTACGATTCAGTTATTTTTTTACAAGTCAATTGAAGTGATTGCAGTTGCAATTGTTCCTTTGACAAACGCATTGACATCATTCAATTTCACATAGTGAACTGCACGTGCTTCTGCAAGAATTGTCACCATGTTTCTTTTGAAGTCATCACTTTCATATCCGACTGACAAATTCACGTTTTCACGAACTTTCAAGTTTGCACGTTTCATGTCACCAACAAGGAAATTTCCAGCAGTCATGTATGTTGTTGAAACAACAATCAAGTTTGCAATTTTCATTTCGTTGTTTTGTGATGGATAGAAAATCGGCATTGTGTATTCACCAGAAGTTGTTTTTGTCAATTGCATTTTTGCAACATCAACTGGATTAAGAACAACGTGTGTTGCATTGAACTTTGCAGATTCAATTTGTGCAACTGAAACACGAATCACATCAAGAATGTTTGCTTGAACAATTGTTCCAGCGAAAGTTCCAGCAGAAAATGTTGATGCAAAAGAAAGAATTCCTTCAAGGTCTGAACCACCAGCACCATTCAAGATTGAATTTTCCATTTTTCCAAGAACACCTTGAATCAAATCATTGTTGATTTCACCTTGAACGAATGCAAGGTCTGACAACATTTCTTTTGAAACCTTCACGAATCCAGCAACTTTCTTCACTTCTTTCGAAATTTCAGTGTATTTTTCTTCGTATTCAGTTTTTGCAGTTGCTTCTGTGACCCATGCACCAGTTGGTTGTGAAGTTTGTTGAATATATGTCACAAACTTTGATGCAGTTGTTCCACGATTCACTGCATTCAACAAGATGTTTTCTTGTCTTGCAATTCGGTTGATGTCTGAATCAAGTTCAGTCAATGCACGTGTTCCAGTGTAGTCACCAGTGATTGTTGTGTCTTTCACTTCAAGTTCAAATCCTTGACCACCTTTCAATGAATCAAGTTTTTCAGTGATTGATTTTGCAACAATCGAACCCATTGAAGAAGGTGTTGAACCATTCTTTTGTGCTTTTTCTGACATTGCTTCAAGTCTTCCTTCCATTTTTGCAATAGACTTTTCAATTTCAGAACTTTTTTCAGACAGACTTTTCAATCCATCAAGTTCAGTTTGCAAATGCTTCACATCATCTGATGTTGCAACACTTGTCATTTTTTCAGAAATCATGTTGTCAATCTTTGCGACAACTTCTTCTGGTGTCAAATTTGTGTTTTTTTCTGACATTTTCTTTTTTTTTAATTAAACAATTTATTTTTCTAATTTATCAAGAACGAATGACCAGTCAAACGAATCAACTGACTTGTGTTCAACTGAATGAATCTTTTGAATCGGTTCAGTTGTTGCAAGTGTCGAAAGTTCTTGTGTCAATCTTTTGATTTGCATTTCAATTGTGAACAATCTGTCATCAGTTCCTTTTCCATTTGCAAGTGCTTTGACCAGCACATCAATTTCTTGTGAAACTTTGACTGCACGTTCAATTTTGTCTTCTGATTTGATGACTTCAACCACGTTTGTCATTTCATTTGCACCAAATGTCACTGCACTACCCTCCCACAACATGACTTCTTTGATTTCGAAGAAACCACCACCATCAATTGAAGGGTCTTCAATCCACTTCATTTTGTCCATAATGTAACGAAAACCGATGGAATGTTCACGAATGATTCCATCTTCGTAATCTTTGAATGCATCTTCACCGATGGTTGACCTTCCAAGTTCACCAACTGCAAAAAGACCATTGTTGTCTTCTTGAAGTGTCACGAATTTTCCGATTTGTTTTGTCCAGTCATGGTGTCGAAGGAATGCAATCTTTCGATTTGATGCAGAATCAACACCATGTTCAAGAAGTGATTTTGCAAATGCACCTTTTCGAATCAAGTCATTGTCTGAATCAATCACATCGAATTTTGACAAATAGAATGCAACTTGTCTTTTCGATGCATCAAGGTCTTTCAATTCGAATGACCCCTTTGTTGAATATAGTTGTTCAGTTTTCATTTTCAATTTTTACAAAGTTACTAATTAAACACCAACAATGGAACGAACTTCATCTGGTGTCAAACCGATTCCCATTGCTTGAATTTTTTCAAGTGCTTCTGCACGTGTTTTCATTGAACGTGAAATTGCAAGTTCATCATCTGCAAGAACTGGAAGATGGTCAAATTCTGCAATCAAACGAACACCATCTTTTTCAAGACCAAGTTGATTCGTGATTGAATCGTAAATCTTTTGCGTTTCAGGAATGATTGTGTCTTGATAGCACATTCGTATTGAATCACGAACATTTGTGAATGTAGTTCCTTTTTCAGATGAAAACAGATTCATTGAAAGACCGAATGCATCAATCAATGCAATCTTGTCTGCATTCAATTCTTCGAACAACATCAAATCTTTTGTTGGAAAAGACATCGGTTGCCACTTCACATTTGATTCTGTGATGATTAGTTCATCTTTGCTTCTTCTGAACCAGTCTTTTTGAATTTGCTTTTTGTCTTCTGGTGTCATAGGTATTGCACCACCGATGTCATTGTTTTGTGCAGACAAGATTCCGATTGCACCGATGTTTTCAAGAAGAACATTTCGTTTTTTGTATTGTGCTTTCAAATTAGACAACACGAATTTCAATGATTCAAGTCTTGAAACTGGTTTGACAAGATTCATTCCATCATTTGTCATCAAATAAACCATGTCAGTGACTTCGATGTCTTCTGTCTGCTTTGTGTCATATTGAAAAACGTATTTGTCAATCAATCCATTTTTGTCCATTTGCTTCAATTTTTTTCCAGAAAGATTGATTTGAACTTTGTTTGATGGAAGTGGAATCATCATGTTCACAATGTTGAATGACCTTTTTGGTGCATAAATGAATGTATTTGAATAAATTCCATCTTGCACTGCAATTGAAAAGACAAAGTCAGACCATGATTGTGTTGGATTCGGTTTCTTCAATACATCACTGAACCAGTGGTTTGTGACTTCATTTCCATCTTTGTCAACAAGACAAGGTCTGTTTGATGACATCATTGATGCACGTTTTTCAATCACTGCACGAAGTTCAGGAATTTCAATGAACAATTTCCACAAGTCATTTGTGTCAACCCACACTGGTTGTTTGACACCCCAAATTTGTGATTCAAGAATCGGAAATAATCGGTTCAGTTGATTGATGAATCTGTCATCAGTGTTCAATTCGATTCCGAAAAATGACTGCCAGAAGTTAAAATCATTGAACATAATATCTTTTTTTAATTATTTACAAAGTTAGTGAATTGTTTTGAACATTGCTTGAATGAACATTGAAAGACCAGCAGAACAATCTGGTGCATCATCATTCTTGTTTTTTCCTTCTTTGCTGAATGACAACACGTTCTGAATGAACAATTCTTGTTGTGGTGAACCAGTCTTGACAAACACAAACTTGTTCATGATGAATGCAGATTGCATGATGATTCTGGTCATCTTGTTGGTTGTGTTTGGAACAAGAAGGATTCTTGAAGATGTGTGTTGTTGAAGTTGTCTTCCAAACATTGCACCGATGTTGTTTGATTCAACACGACAATATGACACCGACCACTTGTTCAAGATTTCTGCACACAATGGAATGGTCACATCAGTGTTGTCACGTGTGAAGACATAATCAACAATGAAGACTTGATTCTTGATGACTGCACCGACAATCATTGCAGTGTAATCAAGACCCATGTCAGCAGTGTCAATGTATGCGACACAACCTTCAATTGAATCTTTGATTGAATTGAATTCATCTGAATCAATGAAGTTCAAGTCATTAAACAATCGACCTTTCAAGTCAACTGGTTCTTGTTGATATTCAGCAGACCAGATTTCTGGTGCAGTCTTCTTTCGTTTGTCAAGATATTCTTCTGTGGTCATCACTGATTCACAGAATGAATTGTCATTGTCATCAAGTGCTTTGACTGAAATGATTCTGTCATAAGAACCAGATTCAATGTTTTTTCCGATGACATCATTTGTTGTCCATCGTGTTCCGATGTCAATTCGTTTGCAACCAGTTTCAAAACGTGAATCATGTGAAGATTCCTTCCATGCATGAATTCGGTCATTCATTGAATCTGACAATGCATCTTCGATTCCACGATACAAGTCATCTGTGATTGCAACATTCGATGCACCGAATCCGATGATTGTTCCACCAACACCAGCACCGAAATATCCAACTTGTTTTGATTTGTTTGTGTTCCACCCTTGAAGATTTGATTTGTCTTCACTGATTCTGACATCTGGAAAAACTTTCTTGAACACATCAGACTTCAAAACATTTCTGACATCGTAGGAAAATTTCAAAAACAATGTTGCAGTGCAAGTGTTACGCATCACAGATTCAGATGGATTCCGACCAAGTGTCCATGCACAAAACAATGTTGTCAGATATGACTTTGCACTTCGTGGTGGCATTGAAACCGACAATGATTTGATTCGACCTTCTTCAATGTCCTGAAATGCATCTGCAACTTCTTGAAGAAATGGTCTTGACTTGAACAATTGTGGGTCATAATACAAGCAGAATGACCAGAAATGTCTTCGACACAATTCGTGTTTCAACAATTGCTTCAAATGACCTTTGTCAATCTTCTGATTCTGAATCACTTGCATCTTCTTTCAATAGGTTGACAATGTCTTCTGTGGTCAATGCAGACAAATCTGGTGTCTTGTTGTTGACTTCCAGTTCTGATTTTTCAACATATCCACGTGACTTTGCTTGTGTTTTCAAAAAGAAAATTATCATGGTATCTGAACCTTCTTTGATGCGTTTGAACATCTGTGATTCAACAAAGTCAATTGCACTTTCACGAATCGAATTGACTTCACGTGCAAATTGTTCATCTTGATGACACCAGTCATAAAAAGTTGACCGATGGATTCCCACTTGTTCAACTGCATTTTTGACAACACCATTCGACATTTGCAGTGCTTCAATGATTTGTCTTTTTTTTATGTCGGTTGTGTCTGCGAGAAAAACACTTTGATTTTTCTGTTTTCTTGTCGTTTTTTTGACTTCTGGTGAACTTTCTGTCAATTCATGACCATTCGGTTGACTGACATCAAAATTCTTCTTCTGATTGAATCTTTTCGTTGTTTTCATTTTCAGTTGTCTTTGATGATGACACAATCTTTGTGTGAATACATTCGAATGATGAAATCTTCTGAATCGTATGCATCAAAATCTGGTGTTTTGATGACATCAATCATTTTCTTCAATGAATACACTGGAAGACCATTGATTGACATTCCGATTTTTGCTGAATCAAATGAAGAATGCAGTTCAAATTCTGATGAATCATCGAATTCTTCTTCATTGTATTCTTCAAAGAACATCAGAACAACCAGTTGAAAACGTGAATGATTCCATAAATTAATGCAATGACACCGATTCTGATGATTGTCATCACAACACTTTGAACATTGTCAGTCCATTTCAGGAAATTCGGTGAATCAAGATGCAACAAAAGTGTCAAGATGATTCTGTCTGCAATGAACAATGCAACCAGCACTGGAAGAAGTGTGATTCCGATGACCATTTTCCATTTGTCGAATTTGTATTTTTCCATGTTTTGAATTTAAAAAAAAAGTGGTGACTGATGAATGAACAAAACAGAACACAAACACCATCAGTCAACCACAATCATTTTTGCAAATTTACGTTTTTTTTTGAACAAATTTCAACCAGCAGAAACCAGTGTCATCAATCTTGACTGAATGCACTTCGATTTTGTTGAATTCAAGAAACTTCACGAATGAATTCATTGACTTTGAAACATATCTTGATTTCCAGATGATTTTTGTGACACCATTGATGTCATCATCATCTTCATGAATGAACTGGAAAAATTCAGATTCGATTCCGAATCCATGCAAAAGACAGACAATTGTTTTTTTTGATGGAAAACCATTTTTGAAATCAATGAACACAACTATCTTCTTTTTTTCCATTCTGTGACACTTTCAACCATCGTGTGAACAAAAACCTTGTTCAAGCATTTTTCTTCTTTCAGATGCAATGAATGTCATGTGTCTGATTATTCCTTTGAATATATTGAAAGCAGTTTTCATCAATTTTGACAGATTTTGCAGATTTGACTGACTGGTTCTTCAATAACAAGATGCAATGAAGGAAATTTCAATTCATGCATGATTTTCTTTGCATACAATTCTGCATCTTCAATCAATCTTTCTTCAAATTCAGGGTCTTGAATCAATGTCGGATTTTTTATCAATTGCATTTCACGAAAGTGAAACATCAAATGTGTTGTTTCATGCATCACAAGAAGTGCAGATTCCCAAATTGTCAATTCAGACATTGTTTTTGAATTCAAGAAGATGAATGGTTTTCCATCGTGAATCGGTGAAATGTTGCAAAGTCCATCAATATATGAACCACCTTCTTTCAATCTTTGACAACATGAATCAAAGTCAAGACCATGAAGTTCTGATGTGTTGAAATACCAGAACAAATCACGTGGGTCATCACTGACAAGAAGAAGAAAATCTTCAATGTTTTTTTTTATCATCATGATTCAATTGTTTTTCGTGGTGGAACAATAATCAATGCACCATTTTTTGCAACACGTTTGAATTCAGCTTCGTTTTCTGGAAGTTCAATTGTTCCATTCTGGTCAATTTCGTATTCGACACCCTTTTCATCAGTTGCAGTTGTGATGACTTCTGGTGACATAAATTCAGACCATGTGATTGTTTTCATGTTTTCGATTTTTACAAATTTACGAAATTTCAAGTTGCAGTGAATATCTGAATTCCTGAATCAATTGATGAAGGTGTTTTCGGTCAAGAACTTCATCAATGTCACATGATGCATTGACAAACATTGTCTTTGTTCTGACATTCAATCTGATGTCTGACATCTGTTTGATTCTGGTGTGAAGATGAAATTTTCTTCTTTGTTCTGGTGAATAAGGTCTTTTTGTCATTTCACAATGATTTCTGTCGGTTTCACATCTGTTGTTCTGAACACCTTGATTCCCATGATGAACAATTCTTTTGAAATGTCATATTTGAAATTCTGAATCTGATTTGAACATTCATCAGAAATAAATTTCACGCATTCAGGGTGCATCACAATGATTGATGGTTCTTCAAACTTGAAAGTGATTTGATGAATTTTGTGAAAGATTTCTTCCATCAGTTGAAAATATGTTTTTCCTTCAAAGTGATTCATCTGTTTGAATGTGATTGATTTCAATGT